CATCCGCGTTGCATAATCGCAGCGCGTTTGGTTACCTCGTCCGCGTCATTGTCATCGATGGCCGCATCAAGTTTTGCTTTCGCACTTCCGAACTTCGCAGCCGTTTCGACACTCACCAGTGTCGCCAATCGATCCACGCCCCATTTGTCCTCCATCCTGCGTGCCGTTTCATCGACGGTTTGAAGCGCATGAAAAATGGCTTCGTCTGTCTGGCGCATGAAGCTGTCAGGATAGGTAATCGGATCGGGTCGAGGCCGTCTCATCGCGACCCTAAATCCTGAAGGGTGGCACACGTTTGTGCCCCCCCTTTAGGGGGGGATATGTGTGTCAACTTTTTGTGCTTATAAATCAATGGGTTACATGCATCTGTGTAATTTTTTACACACATGCACTTTTCGTTTAAAATCAATGGGTTACGACCCCCTAATGTAAAATCATGCACGGTAGCCAACCCTCGGTTTGAACACTATTTCACCCGCAATTTCCAATTCTGAAATGGCATTTGATACGCGCTTTCGACGCTCTCCAAGTGCTGCCGGAAGTGCTTCTAAAATCTTTCTGCCGGTCTTTTTCTGGTATGGTTTTCCCTCTCTCGCAGCCGCGTCTACAGCCTGTATAATTTTGTTTTTCAGCGCCCGGTTTTCGATGCGATCCATCTGCGATTGCGACTGTGGCAACTGGTAAACATACTCGTCCCAGATCACCGTAATATCGGTACTGTCACCGCTTGCTGAATAGTTTGATTTCTTCCGCGACAGGATACGCACATCGTCTGCATCGTCGCTGCGGGAAAAATAGGCGCGCGCCCTAACACTATTCTCCCATGCCGTGCTGCCCGACATACCGCTGCCCGATGACAGTCCGGACAGCGACGGGTGCGCCAGCATCAGCACCGTGGCGTCGTAGTTAGTGCAAAATGACCCGCAATACGTCTTTATAAAGGTGTTGACCTCACGCCTTATGTTCTCATTGCCACCAAACACGTCGGCCGCCGTGTCCAGCACCAGCAATAACTCGTCTGAGTCTGTCGTATCGATGACGAATTGCACCTGTTCACATAGCTGGCCGTAAAATTCGCCCGCCTTGTCCTCGCCCTGGGATGGCCATGTGACAAGGATGTTGTCCTCGCCCACCCGCGGCCAGATAAAAAGGTTGTCCGGTGCGCTGCCCGTGATCTCGTTCACGCCCATCCATTCGTTAATGGCCAACTGGCGACGGCTTATTTCATCTGTGTCGTCCTCGCACAGCACCATCAGCACCGGCATTTGTTTTGTTTCCATGCCGAGAAATGGACTGCCCGTTGCAACGCAGTTTGCAAGCTGATGCACCAGCAGCGTCTTGCCGACGCCACCCTGCCCAAACATGGCGCTGACTGCCTTTGCTGGAAACCACTGGTCAAGCAACCACTCGCGATTTGCTATTGGCCCACGGATGTCCGAGGCCCGCAGCAGCGGCGAGGGTTGCTTGTCCTTTATATCTTCAGGCCCGATAAAATCCGGCTCACGCATTTCGCGCAGGTTAAAACCGTGTTCACTTGCCCAGTGGTAAATGGACCCGGCACCGATGTGCTTTACATTTTTTATACTGTCCCATGCGCGATCTGTTTCAGCTGCGTCGTACTTGTCGGATCGTTTCGACCAGCGATGCGCCAGATCGTAACCAGCCTCGCCCACTGCCCCCTTGATGGCATGCAAAGTGTGAATCCAGTCGTCATAATGTTCGTCATCATTGGGCAGGAAGGCGAGTGCGGTTTCGATTTCAGCCATCTCGCCGTCAAGCTCTTTCAGGTTCAGCCCGGTGATGGGCTGTGTCGTGCGTTGCGTAATTCTGCCTTTTAATGGTCCGTATTGTGAAATGGCGATTGCCGCCTGATGCAGGAAGTCGTCAACCTGTTGCGTCGACACCAGCGTTAAATCGTCAATGGCGTAATCGAGAAGGTTGTTATCCGGCCACACGTAGTTGTCCTTTGTCTCCGGGTGAATACCGCTGGCGACGAACTGTTGCCCTTCTGCCAGCACTTCCACCTGGCAATCGGTGCTTTCTATTTCATAGGTGCCGGTCTTGCGTTTCTTGATTGCTTCGGTGCAGCGGAAGACCATCAGGAACTTTGGCGGCTTGCCGACGCGCTCCGGCGCAAACCCCAGCGTTTCATCAATCAGGGTGCGCACAGCGTTTGCTGCAAACGGATTGACCACATCAACATCAATGGCAATCAGGTTGTGTTCACCGCCGCACAGCACGCCGATGTTTGCGTCGCCGTGTGCTGCAAAATCCTTTGCCGATTCCGGCCGGTCACTCCACCCCTTTAATATAGGTGCCTTGCCATGAACCGGCGTCGGATCGTAGCCGAGGCTGAGAAGCACGGGTGCCCATTGTGTGTAGCGTTCAGTCATCATCGTAATCTTCTTGACAGCGTAGGCACATGCTTTCCGCAAGGTCGCGCACGCCAACCAGACAGGTCGGGCAAAAGGCGACAGGGATCATGCCGAAAAAGCCGGTAATGCCTTCGTCAACGTCACCGTCGCAAACCGTGCAGATTTCTTGCTTCATTTAATCCTCGGAAAAACGGCAGGGGTGAAGGGCAACACCCCCGCCGCGCATCAAGCGTCGGCCCATTTTGCAACTTGAAATTTTCCAAACACGCCGCGAAACGTGCCAAGCCCGATTGCCATCCCGCCTTCGGCCAGCAGGTTTTTGATCTCCTGTTCCTTGATTTCCTTATTCGGGTATATCGTCAGCATAAATTCCAACGACCAAGGAAGCGGCAGCAACGCCCGTTCTTTTTCATTAGGAATGCCCTTCTCCAACCGCGCTACTGCCTGATGCAGTTTCAAACCGGACACCGGGTCATGGTCGTCTGCAAATGTGCCGACCTGTATTTCTTTACCGTCACGTAAAAAGGGTATGTATTCCGCATCACCGTTCATCGCTGTTATCGTCGTGAACGACAGAATTGAATTTGCGATTGCTTTGTACTTCCTCACATCGCGCAGCCGCTTCGGTGCCGAGTTCGTGTTGTGAGCGGTAAAGAACGAAACGATGTTTAGTGTCGGAATAGAAAGCGTCGATGTTCCGGGTTTGGCGTAAATTTTCTGATGCCATTCAAGCCTCGTATCTTTGTCTCCCGCATAGCGGTCGAACATAATGGGTGACACGCCGTCGATGCGGACGTGTCGCTGGATTAGTTCAAGTCTCGTGTCGCTTAATGTTGCTATCGTCATTTGTCCTCTGTCCTCCGTCAGTTGTTCCATGTTCTTTTCTGGTGCTATTGATTTTGATTAACGTTTCTAAAGCCCAGTTCCTTGCCTTGCCTTGCCTTGCCTTGCCGCGCCGTGCCCTGCCGCGCCGCGCCCTGCCCGGCCCCGCCTAGCCTCGCCCGGCCCCGCCCAGCCGCGAGTGTTATCTGTTAAAACTCAGCATCAGCGGCCTCGTCCGCTGGCGCTGGTGCGCTACCGTTAAAAGCATCCGGCCGGTCAGCCATCTTTGCTACCGCCCAATCAGGCGCGTAGTAGTCGCCCACCTTTTTAGGTGAGCCGTTTACTTCAACGACCGGCAGCTTGCCGTTCTTCTTTTTCGCTTCGTACTGTGAGTACAAATCGTTGAACGCAGCGGTGACGGTTTTCGCCTGATGCGTAAATTCAACGACGCCGCCAAATGCCTTGTCGGAAAATGCCAGCACCTTAAAGCTGCGCTTCCAGCGATCTTCTTCGCTTTCCTCCGCAGGTTTCGGTGCCGGTGTTTCGAGTGACGGGTCAGCGATAAAATCAAGGAACGATCCGTTGAAACGTGACCAGCCCGTTTGCAGGTTTTCCATGTCGAAGACAGCTTGGAAACCGTCGTTAAACCGCGTTTCGTCATCGCCTGATTTCATGTACCAGACGCCGCCTTGCGCGTTGAAACGCAGCTTGTCGTAAAATTGCCCGCCGCCATCGCCGGGTGTGTCCAGGTTAAGTGGCATTACAAACTCTCCTCTGTTAAAATTCCATTTCCGCTAGAGCGGTCTATCCAACTCTGTCGCATAGGCGGCGGCGAAGCGGCCGAAGGCCCGGTAGTTTTTTCCAATACCGCAAGCCTTTTTTCCAAATCGTCGATGCGCTCATTTACGATGTCTATTTTGGTCACGCGCTCCGCGCGCCCGGCCAACTTGCCAAACGTTTTATTCCGAATGTTCGACACCGTTTTCATTGTGGTTTTAAATTGTTTGGCTATCGCAGCGTCAGACATTCCTTCGTGGTACTGCCAGCCAGTATCCGTTTCATCGCCGTTGCGGACGATGCAACTTTCAATGTCAAACCGTTCCCTGTTTGTTAGTCGTGTGCGTGATGACATGCTTCTGTCCTCGTTTGTTTGGGCACTCTTTATTAAGCGCGGTGCCTGATGGCGCTTAGAAACCAAAAAGTTCTTGCCCCCCTTGCCGCGTGTTTGGATGCGACCAGTAAAAGGAATCGTAATTTGGAATGACGGCTGCGGTGAGCGCGTCTAGGTCATCAAACGCAGCCAAAAAGTTTTGCAGCCGTAAGGCGCTTTGGCAGACAGCGTTCCAATCTTTCTCGCTGTCTTCCAGCACGTAGCGCGCTGCCTTCTTCGGCGTCAGGTAAATAAATTCAACGCGACGGTTGCCCGCAGCCTTTTGATAAACAGCGCCCTGCCATCTGTGCATTCCGGTGATGGCCGATGGCATGCGGGTTGTCGTTTTGATATCGACAATTGCATCTTCAAATTCAAAATCTGTGTAACCGATCAGCGGCACGTCAACGCCAGGTATCTCCAGCGTTATTTTTTTCTGATAGCTTTCGATTTCGGGCAGGTCGCCGTCCCACAGATCGGCGTAGTTTTCAAAATAGCCGGGAATGTTGCCAGCTTCGCGTTCACGGCTTTCGCCATCGACGCCTAACGCTGTGCGTTTGTTGAAATCCTTTAATGCTTCCTCAACCGGGTCATCAAACTCGCCGCCGTTGTGCAAATATTTTAGTCCATGCTCGACAGCGTGACCGCGCGACATGGCCGCGTTGTTTGGGTCGGAAATCTTATGGCCGTACCGCGCTACCCAGTAGGCAATGTCCATGCGCGCAGTATTCAAGCTGCTGTATGAAATGTGCTTGACGAGATCAGACAGCTTCATTTGCCATACGCCATTTTCATCAGCTTCAGGACAGCTTCTTCGCGCATCAGGTACAGCCGAGGGCTGCGGTCCTGTCGTATGCACAGCCAGTCCGACACGCCGTCGTCCTGCGCCAAGCTGTCGTACAAAAATTTGAAGCCGGATTTTTTGCGCTTGGCTTCCACCACAAAATCTTCGATGTGCAGGTCGCCCGCATGCTCATCGCCAAGCTGCTGCTTGTATGCGCCGCTTGCTAATGTGCGTTTTGCGGTAAAGCCGTTCGCAATCCAGAAGTCACGGCACGCGGCTTCCAGTTCGTAACCGCGCTGCTTGTTGCGGTTAGGCATTACTGTTACGCCGATCCATAAATTCTGGGATTTCCAGAAGGTCTAAAGTTTCCCGCTCTGATACGGTGTCGAATAAATCGCGGGCAGTAACAAGAAGCCCTGTCCCCGCTTCAATTTTTAAAGTGTTGATAGTGTTTGGCCGCCGCTTCCCGGTTGCCCAGTAATAGACAGCCTCTCGACTGACGCCGATCTGCTTCGCGAATTGGCCGTAATTCAGGTTGTTTGCTTTTAGATACTTTTCCAAGGTCATAAAAAAGGAGGGGGCAAAGCCCCCTCTCCAAGTTGTTTTGAAAGGCGCGTCGGAAGGGAGTAAACCGCCGCACGTTAAACGTAACAAATTGTTACTTGTTATGTGAGTGTATTCTGAGTACATTCTGTGACCACTATTCGACCACTGGAAGGGTACTGCGTGGGTGACAACCGAATAAGAGAGCTTGCCAAAGAGAACGACATGAAAGAGGCACAGCTTGCGCGTTTGATTGGCGTTAGCGAGGCACGGTTGCGGCGGTGGGCGCGGCCGCAGGATCGCGTCAACGTGCCGTATGAAATGGCGATGAAAATTGGCGATGTTTTTGGCGTGTCAACCGAATACGTCAGCGGTGCCGATGTGCCCCCAGAGCAGTCATCAGTAGCATCGCGGAACGTCGGCAATATTCCGGTGTACGGAAAGGCGGCGGCTGGCGAAGGCGAGATAGCTCTAGCGGAAACGCCGATAGACTACATTGATAAGCCGGCCTATTTGCAGGGCGTCGATGATTGCTATGCGATAATGATTGTTGGCGAATCGATGGAGCCACGTTTGTTCCCAGGCGAGGTTTGTATTGTCCATCCTTACCGCCCTGTCCGAAACGGTGATTACGCCGTTGTACAGTTCCAGCGCGGCGGCGAAATCTATGCCGTGGCGAAGCGTCTTGTCGCCAAGACCGAGGCTGGCGTTACGCTTGCGCAGCATAACCCGGCCAAAGAGATCGAAATAGCAAACACCGATCTCGTAGCGATTCATTATATAAAAGCTATACGTACCATTTAGGTTACGGAAAACGTAACAAAAATATTGACGGCGTTACCCCGCTGGTGCTACTGCTGTACCACTTTGGTGGACAGGAGTTACGCTAAATGGACCTACAGCGACATACATTTTTGACGCCGCGCCAAGCGGGAATAGAAATCTGGGGCGGCTGGACACCCGGCATTCGCAAGAAAACCTACCGTTGGCTGCAAGAGGGGTTGTTCGACGAGATAGCCGAACGCCACGGTTGCCCAATCGTAAAAGAGGGCAATCGATATTTTGTGCCAATGGCACTGATAAAAGCTATCAGGGGCGATAAATGACCATCTGCCAGACGTGCAATGGCAACGGCTATTTACGCACCGACGACAACGCGCCTTGCCCTGATTGCATTGTGCCGGATGAACCGCCGCACCCGCTGCCGCGTGTCGTCGCTATTGAAACAGCGAAGGCAATGATTACCGGCGACCGTGAACGTGACCACGGAGCGATTGATTACAATCAACAGGCAATTGCCGATATGTGGTCTTGCTTCCTTGATATCAAAATTACTGCCGCGCAAGCCGCAACGATGATGGCGCTTTTGAAAATAGCGCGCATGAAATCAAACCCGAAAAAAGACGATCATTACGTTGACGCTATCGGCTACTGCGCCATCGCGCATGAACTGATCCAAGCCGATGAAACGTAAAAGCCCGAAAAAAATCCGCTGCGCTTCCTACAAGCGCGTCATCAAAGATCACTCACAATCGGCATTTCCAAAAGCAGTACGCCGCCTGTTGCCGTGGGATGTGATTGCCGTGTGCCGGGGACATTTGGGCGAATGGATACCAACCGACGACTGCCCTTATCTCGGCGTTGATGATCCCCTGGAAATGGTGCGCACGGCCATCGCCAACGGCGACCTGATAGCAGCGCAGAAAAAGATCGGACTTTTTCATTACGAACTCTGGGCACAGGTGCCCAAGAAGGGGAGAAAGAAATATGCTTAGATTATTGTTTAAACGCTGGCGTCCGGTGCGGCCGCTTCCACGCGCATGCAATGACACCGAATATGGGTTCTCCGCGGAGACGCAGCGCAAGCTGCTGCGCGTTGCAATCAATGCCTGTACGACCACCGGAAGATAATTCCTGCCCAGACTGCGACGGCACCGGTCAGGTAGAACGCGAACGCGTCATCGGTGGCGTCGATGCCAACGGCCCCTATCAAAGTTACTGGCTATACTGGATTGAATGCGAAACCTGCCACGGGGCAGGGGAGGTCACTTACAATTAAATTTGTTACGTACCTTAAACTCATTTTTGCGCGTGCAGTTCGCGTGCAGAAAAAGGTACACTAGGGGTATAATAGGGGTATACGACAGGGGTAAAGAAATGGTACAACCATTTGACAGGTAAGGTAAACTACTGTTTTTAAATGGTTTTTCAGGTCGTCTGAACAGGCTCATAACCTGAAGGTCGCAGGTTCAAATCCTGCCCCCGCAACCAAACAAAATCAATAGTTTAACCGCCTGTTTTAAAGCAGGCGGTTAATTGATTCGTGCGTTTTTCGTGCAAAGTAGCGTCTAATCTCTTAATCGCCTGATATTCAGGTCACTTTTTCTGTTGCGCATTACATAACAACTGTTATATAAGACGTGCCAGAAGTTAAGAGAGGACAACATGAAACGTAACAAAAATCAAAGCTCACCGGGCGTTTGGGAACTGGAAAAAGGCCAAAAATACAGGCTGGATTTGCGGAGCTTAAACGCTGGCACCGTCACATTTGAAGGCACGTTAACCGAGGCGGTGGCGGAACGTGAACGTTTAATCACTAATATAAAAAACCGCCGAGAACCGGATACAACCTGTCCGGATAATATGGACGGCGTTAAAGAAAAGTATCTGGAGCATGTCGATTATCTGGTGGAACATGGAGAGGTTGGCAAGGGTGAGCGCGTCAACAAGGAGCGCCACATAAGGCAGCTAAATTCATGCATCATTGATGGTGTACCCATCGGTGAAATGCACATTGAAAAAATAACGTTTGCCATGCTGAAAGAAGTGCGCACCCAGCTTCATACGGGCGAATGTCCGGCAGCGCGAAAAGCACAGTCAAAAAAAACCCAGCGAAGCTGTTTCATAACATTAAAAACTTTATTTATGTGGGCGCTGCATCGCGGATGGATCGTTGAAACCCCGGCGCAGGAAATTACGATATCTATGAAGAACGCAAAAAAAAAGGAGAAGCGCCGTTGTTCGCCAAAAGAAATAGCAGATGTAATTAAACACGCGTCGTTAACCTATAAACGTCAAATTATGTTTGCCGCCTACACCGGCTTGCGTGGCGGTGAGTTAATGGCCTTGACCTGGGCCGATATACATTTTCCCAACGAAAGCCAAAACGAACCCGGTTACGTGGACGTGAACAAGGCTATTCAGTGGGGTGGTGACGAGGGCGACGTAAAAACCTACAACGGTGATCGTACAATTCCGTTGGTGCCCGTCGTCGTCGATATGCTGCGGCACTGGAAAATGTCACAGCCGCTCGAAATGCGTAGAAACAACCTTGTGTTTCCATCGCGCATCGGAACCCCCGGCAACTGCGACAACTGGCGTGAACGCGGTTTAAAACCGGCATGCGAAAAAGCAGAGGTTAAAACAATGATCTGGCGCGATTTGCGTCATTTCTTTGCATCGACCATAATTTTCTCAAAAGAACTGTCAGACGCCGAGGTGACGCAGTGGATGGGCCACCACTCCATTGACTTCACTTACAAGGAATACGCGGAGTTTTTTAAAGACAGGGACCGGGACCAGCGGCAAGTCACAGCGATGGCTGGCGCAATGATTGCAGACCCCGATTGGGACACTCCCGAAAAGGATTTGCAAAATGGGTAAAACTAGAAACAGGGGGGATAAACTGATGACTAACAATAAAAACATATTAAGAGTGGTAAGCGCGGACGAAAAACATGATGATCCAAACGCGCTTTGCCCGCCGACCGGCGGTGAAAAATATCAAACGTATTCATTGCGCGAACGATCATTACATCGGCCGGATTTCGTTCCGAACTGGCAAGCGTTCTGGGGCCGTGGCAGAAAGGGCGACCAGTTGGCGGCGAATCCTAAACGGTCGGAACGGCAAGCTGGAAAAATTGAAGAAGCGCAGGACTTCCGCAAGTGGCAGGGCGTATATCTGGAAGCCAAGCTAAATCTTTTCGAGGTAGCGCAGAAAAAGGAGTTCGGGCTTCGTTGGTGGTTTGCAGATCACAAGCGCATTTGTCTGCATCATCTGATAATGCGCAATTATTATCTTGAGGATCGCCCGACCACTGAAGAAGAAGTGATGGCAAGACAATTCGGCAGCATCCGGGCGATGCAACAGCTACTTCAGTTTGCGCTGGAAATCGGATCGTTGGAGCGTGACAAACTTGCCGATGACGCACGAAAGAATTGTTATTACCCTTCCCGTGGGCTAGTCAGCGATACCGATAATCTTTTTAACTCCACCGCGCCGGGAGCGGTGGGTATTTTTGTATATCTGCGGCAAGCCGTTGGGCGTGTTTTTGGCGAGAAGGGTTACAATTTAACCCGGTATTTTGTCGACGTAAACGCGTTTGATGCGCTCGTCGATGAGGTTATGTTGATGGAAGAATTACCGGCAGATAATACCGGCAAATAATACCGGCAAATAATACCGGCAAATAATACCGGCAAATAATGCCGGCAAATTATGCCGTTTTCTTTCCCCTCCGGATGTGGCTTTCTATCCCGTCGGAGGGGTTTTTTATGATTACGATAAAAATAGATAAAGACGACGAATCAGGATTGTTCGATCTCTACATAGATCAAGGCGATCAATTTTTCGCATTTTCGTTTGACGACGAAACCGATGCATTGAATTTTAAACGACGATCAATCGAATTGTTTTCGACTGTTGCGGACGTTTTCGTGCAACCAGACCAAACATACGTTTCTGCGCAAAGCCGGGATATCGAATACCCTAATCAATTGCCTAAACAGCAGCGTCCTTTTTCTTCATTGAGTAATCGTGGTCAGTAACAAAAACGTTACGAGTGTCTACGTCTACGTAAACCATTTCCACGTTTAGAGCTTTTTGAAGACTTGACCTGACACGGTGTATTCGCACCGGCTTACTGCGCCCAGGGTTAACGCGCATCCCATCCTTCTTAACCTGTATCAGCCGCGCACCGTTTTCATTGACAACCACCATATCAACTGGCGACGTGCCTTGTGTTGTCAGAAACACCCAATATCCTTGGCGCATAAAAAATTCTGCACAAATGCTTTCACAAACATCGCCGTCAACGTGGGATCTAAACGGCAAGTTTTTCTAACCGTTCAGCGTGGCGTTCTGTGCGCGCGGGCGTTTGCTGGTAAAGTTTTGAATCGCGCAATTCAGCAGCAGCGGTCTGCCAGTCATGTGCGTTAACGGCAGCAAGGTGACGTTTAAACTTTGCGTACCGTGGCAACCCCAATTGGAACGATAACGAAGCAACCGTCACGGCCGCGTCTTTTGGCAGGTCAGCAAAATCCGGCACCAGCCATTGCGCGTCTGCCAAGCACTGTTCCATGTCCTGCTCGAACGCAGCCGTTATGCGCTGATCGGATATTGCGGTGCCGACCGGCAAGCCGTATTCGGGATCTTCTGGCTTTATCGCATGGCCAATACCAAATGTAGCCACGTCTTGGCTGCACAAATAAACTTCAGGCACACGGCCTTCGTCTATCTCTAGCGTCAGCCGCAGCTTTTCTTCAAAGGTCACTTTTTACGCACTGCTTTTACAACGCCGCCAACAAGCGCGGGCATCGTGTTCTTTAACGCGCTGATACCCCAGACGCCACCAATCATGCAACCATACAACTCCAACCACCATTCCGGCACGGCGCTTAACGCAATGTTGAAATAGACCTCTACGCCGACGGGATCGAACAACGCCCATATAAAAGGTGCGCTGAACATTGAAAACGAAATGCGTCTAAGCCACCGATCTTTGTCGCTTAACGAAGCCATTTCCCATTCATGGTTATTGGATTGCGTGTCGCGCATCAGACGCGCCTTGTTTTCCTTCTCAGCCTTTTTGATTTCCTGTCCTGTTTTGACGTAATCAACGACGCCGCCGACCAGCGGTTTAACCAGCCCTGCGATTAGTCCGATCATTCTGCCCTTCTTTCATTCGATACGGGTGGATGCTTTGTATTGTGCATCACCTCCAAATGCTTCACGCGATCCAGCGCGTTCGCGGTGTCCGCCAGCAATCTTGATATTTCACGGTTGCGAAATTCCAATTTGTCGGGACTGTTCATTTTTGCCAGAACGTCAATGCGTTGTTCTTGCGTCTCAGTCAGCGTGTGAAGTTTGTCGTACCGCGCATCCAGTTTTCGGAATAAATGCTGTAGCTCGCCGCACTCGTCGGCTAGTTGCTTAATCTGCAACCGCGCCACGGCAGCGGCCCCCGCCACCGAGAACAGTATTCCGCCCAGCGTCAGGACTAAACGTAGGTCTATCGCGCCGTCCATTAAACACAGGTGTCCCTGACATTTTTGACAATATCTCCGATTAGCGCGTCCCCCGTGCAAACCCGACCGTCAGGTTGCTCAATCAGAATTGTCATGGTTTTTTCGCTTGCAAAAATATGTACCAACGCGCCAATCTTCATAACAACGGAATAACGAAAAATTTCGCCGTGCTTTTGGGCTTCCGCCACGGCGGTTTGCATGTTTGGAAAACAAAAACTTTGGGCGGCAACAGGGGTGCGGATAAAAAAAGCCGTCAAAATGACGGCACCAAAGAACATAAGCCATACCCACCATTTCATTATTCTAACTCTGGCCAGTCGTAGAGAATGCCGGACTTGCTCATGCTGCCGTCGTCGTTAAGCGCGTGCGTTAAAAACAGCGCAGCTACAGCAGCGGTGTCAGTCGCATCATCAATCGCGGCCTTCATCTCATCGCCTTTGGTGCGGATTGCGTCTCGGTAAGTTTGAATTGCGTCAGGAATTGCGGTGCCTTTATCGGCCTTGCGAATTAGATACCAGTCCGTTTGCGAAAGCAGCGAACCTTGCTGAATGTTCACCTCATCCTTCAGACTGGTTTTCACACCCTTGACCAGATCATCGCCGGAACCGCTATCGTCCAACGCCTTGGCCTTTTTATTTATCGTGCCGTCTGCATTTTGCGACCAAGTATATAGCCGCGAATCTGGCGGAGTTTCCGGTATAACTTCTTTTAGCCCATGCGCTGCCTTTTCTTCCGCTGACCAAATATGCCAGTTCCGCGGGTGCTGGATGCCGTCGCTATCCGTCCAAGCGCGATGCTCGCGGATGGTTTGTTCGCCATATTTCCACATAGATTTCTCCTATCGTGCCGTCGCTGTTTTGAACGGGTTTTCAGCAAATGCTGCAAAAATATAGCTCTGTGCAGCGTTCACCGCTGTATTGTTTGACCTAGGCTTAAAGCCGTTGCTAAGAATATCGACACGGGTGTCATCGGTTTCAGCGTTGCTTAGATTGGCCTTTAGCTGCGTGCCATGCACGTTGAACCCCTGCCGCGCATCGTCGTACATTTCCCAGCTATCCGTAGTGCTGATGACTTTGTACATGAGAAAAGCTGGCTTGAAGCCTGTGTAAATAAAGGGACCGTCTGCATTACCGTTGCCAGTGTAACTACCAAACTTGCTAAAATTTTCGACGCCATGCCAGAAGTACCCAACAACGTCGTCGGTCGCAGAAAAGTTGTCATGCTGAAAACCGAAAAGTGACGAAGTAACCGGGCTTTCACCGCTGCTAATGTCGCCGTAGCTTCCGCTGCCATCGGCGCTATCGCTTGCGTCAACCCAATAAGCGGTCGATTCGGCGGCGGTAGTCATAAGCAATCTTTTTGCGGTATCGGCGAGGTCTTTATGCCAGCAATCCCAGTTGACCGTATTGTCTCGCGATTTGGTCATAAAAAATTCCGGGGTTGTCGATAGGCCGTGCCGGATCGCGTAGTTGCCGCTTGTTTGATGCGTCCACGACGCTATCGAAAATCCTGCTGTTGTATTCCGCCGACCGGAACTGGCAACGATATTTCCCGTCGCGTCTTCAGACCATGCGCTGTCAGCTTTCCACTGCCATGCGACATAATTTTCGGACGAGGTGTTAACCTTGTCGTCGTCGCCTAACGCAAAGCCGTCGCTTGCAAACGCCGTCACCGTATCTGCGTCAGTGCTTTCGGCACCCGTTGAATCGGTTGCCAGAATTTTTGTTGCACCGCGCACGCTATCGGTCAGAACGTGGCTGTCCGCCGCGCTGCGGTTTTTGATCCAAATTAAATCTGGTTGCAGATCAGAATTGCCACCGTTGGTGATCGACTGCGTTGATCCATTACCTGCGTAGAGCGTGGTCTGGAAATGCGCGGATGGATCAGCGATTGTTGGGTCTGACAAATTATTTGCGTTAAGTGCATCAAACCCGGAAGCTGGAGTAAATCCGCCTTGCCCAAAATCAGCGACAGTGACTAATCCAGCATCGGCGGAAAACTGTGCCGGAAAATATGTAACATTATCGTTTAAGTTTATCGTGCCTTGGCTGGAATCGTTTTTAAAAAACTCAATCGTTTTTGTGCCAGAATCCAGATCTAATTGAACACGGATAACATCATCTGCCGCAAAACTGTCTCCGTAAGAAGTCGCGCTACCGTTAACAAGTTTTGTCCCGCCGCTTCGATAGATTACACCGTTCGCGCTTTGGCTACTCAAAGCCCCGCTTGATGCCCCGGTCGCCGCTTGGCTGGTGCCGTCGTCCACACCAATTCCGCCGTCAGACAAGCTATCTGTAGGGGTCCATTTCCACTCCCATTTGCCGCTGGTCACTCCAATTGTGCCAAGCTGAAAACGAGTGTAGCCGGGACTAGCTGTCGTAATTTTTAAATTTCCATCGCTGGTTGTGTTGTCGTTGAACGAAGTGTCGATAGGATTCCAGACGCACCAGTTGTTAGTTGGACTGTCTGTGACTTGATCCGCCGCTGCCAAGCCAGATGACGTAAAATCATTCCCGTTGCCGCTGGTATCGTCGCCTAGCGCAGAACTGTCCTGTCCTTTTAGGTAATAGCCGTTAGTGCCAAACGTCAGACTTGACGGATTTTTCGGTATCCACACACCATCATTGTTAGTTTCACCAAAGCTAGATGGGGTTAGTGCTTGCCCGTCAATAAAAACAATTTCAGCCATGTAGCCATCAAGGAATTGTGAGTTGCCACCCTCTCGACCAATCTGAATTGCTTCACCAGAACCGCCCGTGTTAAGGTTTGTGACGTATCCACTGGACGGGTTTGTTTGAACACTAAAATCAGTAATGCGAGACCCGTTGTGATACATTTTTATTCGGTCGGCAGCGGTTGAATCGTCGGTGTCAAATGCGACGACAAAATGACTCCAGGCCGCAACGTCCCGAAAAACTTGCGTAGTTGTTAAATCGTAGGCACTGCTTGCTTGGGCAACTCGAAACTGATCGTCCGAGTCAAACCTAATCATTTCGTAAGTTGATCCACTGGCATCGCCACCATAGATACAAACTTGCGTAGCACCTAATCTGCAACGCTTTACCCAAAACGAAAACGTGCAATCAGTGCCGCTCGTTGGCGAACCGCTGTAACCAGACCATTCCAAATAAGCAGAATCGTCGTCGTTGAAACGGATCGACTGCTCTATTTCATAATCCGCGCTCGCGGCAAAAAACTGTCCGGGTTCAGTGAACATCAGATCACCCGAAGTTCAGTTGCGCTTGGGAGAGAAGGATAGAATTATCTGCGCGGACACAGTATGCGACGAGATCGTAGTCGTCATTGGCCGTACTCAACGTGATCCCAGCCGCCGCTGCCGTTTCATAATCACCGTGCAGCGAAAGCGTTGCCGCGCTGCCGCTGGAGGGCTGGACAAATATGATGACGCCGCATTGTCCGACTTGGCTCGCCTCGGTCGTCGGCGCTGCAAGCGTGTTCGACCCTGCTGCCAGCGTGATGATGAAGTTCTGGTAGGTGTCGTAATCTAAAACGCCGCTGGTTGCCGACAACGCAGCGGTGTGGGTGCTTGGAAGCTGCGCTTTGGTGAAGGTATTCTGCGCGTTGGTTGCGACAATGTTTGCTGATGCAAGACTGGTTGCGCCCGTACCGCCGTTTGCTACTGGCAAAGTGCCGCTTACCGCCGTCGCTAATGGAACTTGACCATATGCAGGGTCAGTGCCGTCTGAGATCAACACTCGGTTTGCAGAACCAACTGCCAACCGGCCTATAGCTGATGCGCCGCGCGTAATAATGTCACCGCGCGTCGTTGTCGGGTCTTGCAAGTCACCTGCGTTTCCGGTGCGGTTAAACTCAACCGCTATTTCATCGGCGTCACTAAAGCTGCCGTTGCTGTCTACATGCGTCACCGCCAACTTGACGTAGCCGGAAGCATCGGTTGATGCGCCGCTCACTTTGAAGATTGCGTAGTTCGCAGGTGCGCTTTTCTTCGTTATGTAAATTGTTCCGCGATCAGCAGTGTTTGTGCTGTCGTCCCACGTCAAAAGATACGCAGACACATCCGCCGAATTAGCGTCACTGTCGTCGATGTAGATTGCTGTCGCGCTTCCGATTGTGCCGTGGTTCAACCGCAGCGTTCCCGTTCCGGGGTCGCTGTCGGTTGTGGTTGTGCTGAATGTGTAATCAAGCCCAGCTACATCGCCATCGCCAGCCGGTGAGAATTGCACCGATATTTCGGCACTGTTGCTAATGCTGGTAGACCCAGCAACATACGCAACCGGCACCTTGGTATAGCCGCTGGCGTCTGTAACCGCGCCATTGACCTTAAAAATTACCAGCGGAGACGAACTATTCGGGTTGCCAGCAATCGTAATAAAACCTTTTGAACCGCTGGTGCTGTTGTCCCACGATTGCACCCACGCGCTTATATCTGTGGTGCCGTCTGAATCATCGACATACATAATCGTCGCGCTGTTCAGGGACGCATTATTTAACCGGATAAACCCAGCGCCGGGATCAGCGTCCGCAGTTGTCGTTGAATACTGCATGCTGATACCAGCGTGGCCTGTCTGCCCAATAGGTATGCCGAGCGCCAGTGCGCCGCTCGATGTGGTAAAGCTGGCTGTAGCTGTGCCAGGTGCGCCGCTGCTTGTTGCTACGTTGGAAACGCTGACTGATGACACGCGGCCAGTGGTCGCTTCCAGATCACCGTCGCTGTCAAAGCCCAGAAGTTTACTGGCGCGTGTCGCAGCGTTATCTACAAATTCCGGCGTGGTGATAGCGTTTGTACGACTTACCTTAAACGATCTGTTTGATTCTTCCTGCAATTCCTGCGTTGCCATCGCCAGCCTATCAAGGGCCAGTTCGTGCGTATCGGCAGGGAATGGATCGTTGGCCGTGTAGTCAACGGTTTGCGTTCTGGTAGTCGTTCGCCGGATGTGCCACTGCACGGTATCCGCTGGCGCAGATGCCGCCGTGACAGTGCCGGTTGATCCGTTGCCGCCGCTTACGGTGTAGTGCGTCGTGTAGCTCTTGACCGTTTCCGCGCCAGTTGCAATTACGCGTTCAACGACCTCAAGCTCCGCAGTTGCGCCGGTTCCCTGGAAAGGGAAGCTGACGGCAAAAGACGTAGTTGATCCGTTCCCCGAATAACTCACGGTTGTTAATGTGCTGCTGACAGCCATGTCGATTTCCTTAGTTCAAGATTATTTGGTTACTGAAACGCCCGTTCCAAATCCGGGCTTCGTTCTAAAAATTCCAATCCACTTCCGGGCCGTGACCAATATCTTTGCCCGGTTTCGCGTCGCATTCTGCTTTCGTATTGCGACCAGTTTCTTTCAGCCTTCGGGTCTATCAACCGCTGCGCTTCGTCTACTATTAATCTTTCAAACGCCAGCCGTGCGTACCAAAGAGATTGCCCCGGCGTCATCAATTCAATAAAGCGCAACAATTCACGGCCAGCGTTTTTTGCTTCACCCTCTTGTATAAGCTCCTGCACATTACCAAGCGTTAACCGAACCCCTGCGTCTAATTGTTGCCCCAGTGCTGGACCTAATAACGTTTGCCCAATACCGCTGCCAAATCTGTTTACGTCAGAAAATAAGAAATCCCCAAAGATGCCAAGGCCGCCACTGCGCATAAGCGCCTTAAACCAAAATTTACGCCCTGCCTCAGTGGTTGGGTCCATTGTCATTGGGTCTTTGCCCGAAAGCACTTGATATGATTGCTCAGTCAATGCGCCCATCACAGTAAGGCCAATAACAAAATTAGCTGCGTATTTTCCCTTTTCCGCGGATGTCAAATTGCCAAACATCATGCGATTGACGTGCGTCATCAGCAGTGTGACCGGGAACGATTTAAACAGTGTCGTATTGCGTGCTACTTCCCCCCAAAATTCCCCCGGCTTAGTGCCGCCTGTCATTACAGCAAGCGCACGCGGCGTAACTGACGGCACCGCAAAATCAGTTTCCGTCAGAATCATTGATTGTATGCGCGCGGCTGCGTCCGTATTTCCGGCCGCCGCCAAATCTTGCGCGCGTATAAACGTGGCTCCTGTGTCGGGATCGACGAATTTTTCTGTTGCCCTGTATGCGTCCCAATCCTCTGGCGACACACCATATTTATTTAATTGTGATTTCAATAACGGTGGCAATCGCTGAAAAGATTTACCTGCGTTTTCTGTCAGAAACCCAAGGTATTCAGTTGAAAATGCCCACCGCCCTGCATCGGTCCAGGGGGACAAAAACGACGCCCGTAAAATCGTGTCGGCCACTTTTTCAGACCAAGCAGGCCCAATTACCTCGCCGTGATAACGCTGTGCCGCTATTGCCCTGCTTGTCCAACCTTGGGCGGTAAACCCCAATCGTACCGCTTGCATTCGGTTAGCGTTGCCACCGGGTAAAAATGTGCGCAAATGCGTTTGTAACACCCGTGAAGCTGGAATGCCGTTAAGGTTTGCAGTTATTTTACCGAATACTAAATCGCTTATCGCCGTGACAAAAGCAGACCCAAGCATTGTTGATGTTAAAATATTTCTATTGGCGGCCAGCCCATTAGCAATTGTTTCATTTGACGGTATCGACGATTCCCCGCTCACTACCTGCCAAAGTTTGCGAATATTACTTTTAGGCCCAGTTATTCGACCGGCTGCCCGCGCCGCCTTTTTACCTGTTCCAGTTATTGCCTTATCAGCTATCGCTTCATCAACAATCCGCTCCATCAAACGTATGCTTGCTTCCGGCGTAGTACCCAACGCCTGAGTAATAGCAATGTCGCGCGTCATACTTTCCGTGTGGCTTGCCAGCACGTCAAAAATAGTGCCTTCGCCAAATTCTTCCTGATATTCCAGCCATTTTTCGGGGCCGTCGAATATTAAGATGCGCGACTCTTGGCGACGCGAAACAATGCTTTTGCCTACCCGAAAACCGCCCGGTTCTACTTCCGACAAACCGTTAGTTACAACGCTGTCGTAGCTTTTCTCAAGCACGTCCGTTAATTTTGCGTCATCCATTGGCAAACCGGTATCATAATCGATCATTTCTTGTCGGTTTAGCCGAGTAGATACAAAATCAACCCACTCAGGTTTTTTAACAGACGCCATTTTTCGACGATTGTGTTTTTGCGGCAAGCCGTAGTTTTTGCGTTTCGGTATGCTCGCGCCGTAACGATTAAGCGTAAGGCGCAGGTATTCCAAGTTTTCTTCTATTCCGCCCGCCAATGCCTTGGCGTTTGCATTTCCTGAATCCACGCCAAATCGTTCTTTAACAATATCCTTTAATCCAGTTTTCTCGCGCGTAAGCCCCGCTGCCTTTGACCGATACTTTTCTATGAAGTCAGTCATTAAGGCTTGCGCTTGGCCCCGATGAAATTGCTGTAGCTTGTGAACGTTTAAACCGCCGACAAACAATCTCGGATCGGGCGAAAGTACCGAAACCATTGCTTCATCAATGCGGTCAGGGTGCAACTTCGCTTGTCGTAAAATTCCGGCTTGCGCGCGCAAGTCGGCTATACGTTCCCGTTTCTTGTTTATTGTTTGCCTTTCGGCAATACCAGCCGCTTCCATCGCAGCCCGTTCGCGCGCGGCCTCGCCCATGCTAATGCGATATTTTTGTTCAAGACCGCGATAGATATTTGCAAGCCGTTCAGCGTGGGCCTTATCAATTAAACCGGCTTCGGCCTTACCAATAATGCAAAGGTCTACGCTCATGTCCGCCCCGCGCAGTCAAAAAATTCCCGCAAAGCAATTTCGTCTTGATCCAGTTCATCAAACACTTCGCGCACAGTCATTAACCGCATTTCGCCTATTTCGTCTGGCAGCAAAAGTTTCTCGTCCATGCGTTCAGCAAATTCGTCTTTCATAAGGTTTAGCGAAACATTGTCTGTTTCGGTCACGCTCTCTGCGCGAAGGCGTCCTATTTCGTTTTTCGCTTCAGATATTACGCGTGCAGTACCAATATCCGGTTCAGCAGAAAATTCGTCCGCTTGGCGCAACGCCAAATCAATCAACGCATTGTCGCGCTTGTTTATGTTCAGAATGTTTAGTGCGTCTTCAATCTCAGCGCGTTCAGCCAAAATCCGACTGCGTTCGTCAACTATGTCTTGGTCAAAAGCGGAATAAACGCGACGCCCTTCAAAATCATTTCTAAGAGCGTCAACTATTTCATTTATTGACGGCACACCGCTGCCAACATCTTCGCCTTCAAACTCACCTGCCTTAACTCTGCCTATGTACCCAGCTTCCTGTGCTAACTCAGCGGCTTCGTCCAACGAAAGCCCATTTTTGCTAATAACACCTGGGCGCGTTTTTGAAGTCAGGCCAATAAAATCAAGCTCTCCATCGGGCCTCAGCCCGCCTTTCGATTTAATAAAATTGATTAAACTTTGTGGCTCTTTAGGCGCTCTTAATTTTAATCTTTCCTTAATTGCCGCTGCGGAAGTTGCATCTTCGCCAACCATTGCGCGCAATCGGCGCACAGCCTTTTGCCCCTCGATTGTCTGTGCGCTTTCAACGACGGCGCTGCGCACAGACGCAACCAGTTCATCACCCAACTCCGCAAACATTTCATCTTCAGAAAATTCTTTTGACGAAACTGGCATACCCCGTGGTAACGCTTCGGGGCGAATTGGCATATCAATGTCATCCGCCAGCGCCACAGGATCACCGCGTTTAACGGCGTTTTGCGCCTCGCTGTAACGTTGTACGTGCAGTGCATCGCCGTCATTTGTTCTGACAAATGGCGTCTGGTCTTCCATTTCAAGTTTCTGTGCTAAGAAATCAGATGCATCACGCGCATGCCGTGGCAGTTGGTTGTAAACCCTTTCTTGCTGTGAAACTTTGGTTAAACCGCGTATCCCGCCTTTCAACGCACCGGCAAACACAGCACCACCAGCCGCCGCCGTTGCCACGTTTAATGCCGCCTCACCTACTGAAACTTGTTCACCAAACGACGGCCGCGTTGCTTGCACAGCCACTTGAATTGGTACTTCAACGCCACCGGCTATCAAACCTTCAATTAAGGCTGTCCGAACTATTCCAGCCGCTACAGGCGCGCCGACAGCCATTGATAATAGTATTAACGGATCAGAAACCGTAGCCGCCATGTCCGCGCTTAGTTCTGCCAACTGGCCAGAAAAATCTACGTTACGCCGTGAAACTTCCGCCCGCCGCTCCCGCGCGGCGCGGCGAACACCGGCCACTTCGTCGCGTATTTCTTTTAGCGATTTGCGCGGTATTTCCGGAAAATCTTTTGCTATTTCATCAATCTGGCGCTGGAAACGACTATCAATGTTTTCTAAACTATTGCGTCTACCCGGCCCTGCTACCGCAAGTGGATTAAAGACCCGCTTACCTGTCAGGTCAAAAACATCATCAATATAATTTTTATACGCATCGTGCATTTCGGCAAATGCGCTAATGCCAAGATGATTAGTCCGCATCTCGTCCCAAGCAGCATCAAACGCTTCGCCAGTCGTAGCCGCTGGGCCAGGCGCTATATTAAGTAAAGCCCGTGTTTGCGATCCGCGTTTGTCGTACAGACCCATCATCTTGAAAACCGGCCCCGGTTATATAAAGCGCGCAAATCAATTTCGTACAACTGACCAGTTTCATTTTTAATGTAGCCAAGCCCCGGTTCATGCACGCGATAAACGCCGTGGCCAACGGTTATAAACTGTGCGTCACTGGCAAAGCGACTTATGTCAAATTCTTTTCCGTTATCGTATTGAGGCGCACCGTTTCCAAAAGCCCGCATATCGGCGATGCCAATGTTTTCGACCATTGCCTCAAATTGTTCCCGTTCCATGCCCGGTACAGGTGCCACAATTTTTTGATCGTTAAATTCAATAGGGCCGCCAGAAATTTCATAATTCTTGGTGTAGTCGCCCCCAACAACTAAATTTAAAGCATCCTTGAACGTATCCAAATGCCAAGTAAGATCACCGGTTTGTATACGCGTTTGTGCATAAATTGCCTTAGCTGCTTCAGTATAGTGAGCAAGCGCACCTTCAGTGTCTTTAAACGTGTTACCAACAATGTTCTCAATTGCATTTCTCACCTGTGCTGCTGGAAATTCCAAAGTTTTATTTTCTTTGCGTAGGCGGTTGCCTGTTACTATGGCACTGGCAACTAACGGGCTTTTACCGCTGCGCGCAATTGCAACGCCTAAAGCCCCGTCAACCTTCGTCATCTGCCCGCCAATTTCAAATGCGCCATCTTCGCCAACAGCCTCGCCTAAAGAAGCGAAAACTTGCGTAACGGCTTCGCCGCTTAAACTGTCAAAATTTTCTTTTAACGCTTCAATCTCGCTTGTGCGCAATATCGGTACATCTGTTCCAAAATGATCGCGCGCAAGATTTGCCGCAGTAACGCGCGCGTTAAGCGTTTCTGGGTCGGTCCAAGAAACCGGAGCAAGTTGGTACAAACCTACCTGCTGGCCGTAACCTAAAGGGTCTTTTTCGACAGCGTTATTATGCGCCGTCCGCGCACGCTGTAACCGCTCAAGCAAAACAGCTTCTTGGCGGGTATATGTTTCCTTTTTCGTTAAAGTTGAAAGCATTCCAATTTGCTTTGCGTTATTTGCGCGAACAAATTCGTGGATCGTTGCAAAATTTTCTTGGGCGGCTCTTAGTGGCGCTGTGATTTCTTCGCCGTATAAATCTTCGTAAACATCGGCGCGCATTTCTAATTTTGTTAAACCGTCTGGCGTAAGCCCCCTGTCTAAAATTGCAACCGCGTCACGGATTTCTTGGTTCAGTTGTACTCTTGCGCGATTTTTTTCAATTGTACGTTGTCTTTCTTCTTCCCGTTCTCTTGATTTAATTAACGCCGCCGCGCGCTTCATAAACATTGCACGCTGTTTACCCGGCAAATTTGCATATTCCTTGCCGCTTTTTATCTCTGTTAAAAATTTTTCTGGGGTTGCCTCAACATCAAACGCCGCGCGCGCTATATCGGCGTCTGTCCTATATTTTATTAAATACCTTGCCCCGGTATCAGCGGGAATAATCCTATTATTAACAGCCGTGTTAAGCTGCTCTTTGACATCGTTCAAACGTCGTTCGCGATCAGCCGCAGTGTCATTAGCCCGTATTAACGCTATATTCGCCGCTAAACCGGTTACAAGGTTTGCTTCCTGCTTTTCACGGCCGCGACGAATGCCGTCTTTCTGAACACCAATCTTGACGCGTGCCACAGCCTCACGCGAAGCTATGTCATAGGTCGCCCGTGCATTGTCTGACAGCGAAGAACCGGCTTCGTCTATAATTGCTTGCGCACGAATATCGTATGATGTGAGCGCGCTCATCGGATCAATTTTTTGTAGCTCAAGTTCAAGGTCGTTTAATTTAAGTTGAGCGTTGACCTTTGCCTGATGCGCTGCGTCATCATCCGCCGCCTTCAATAGCTGCGCACCGATTTTTGTCAGTTCAGAACCAGCTTGCATAATGCCTTGGCTGGAAAAATCCTGCATTGGGATGCCGCGTACTCTTGGCACACCGGTAGTCTGCACCGCACGCGATTGCGCGGTGTAAGTCGGGATTCTAGCCATATTTATTCCTAAAACGCGTTAGCTGGATAGCTTGCGGCGTATTGCCGACTTGTCAGACCGGATGTGCCTTTGGGCATTGTAGCCAAAACACTAGACGGGATTGCATAGCCACGCAGTCCGCTAGGAGTCCGCGACATACTGCGCGAAATCTGATAACCACCTTTAGCGAGCGAAGTCAGCGCACCAATAGTTCCAGAGGTACGCGCTTGGCTTGCTTGCACAAGCAACCCACGACTTGCCGCCGTGTCTTGTCCAGCTTGGGCAAGCTGCGCCCGCGCCCGCGTTCCGCCTTCGTACAAACGATTTAAGCGATCCAGTTCCAATTCGGCCGCAGCGTCGCCCAGAGTATCCAGCGTAGACCCTTCATTTATCACCACCCCTTGCGCGGCACGCTGCGCGCTCTGCTGCGCCAGCGCAATGCGCCGCTGTCGGTCGATAGTATCCGCGTCCGCTATTGCCGCTTGCTGCGCAACAACCGCATTGTTCTCGGCAATCTGCGCGTTTTGCGCTGCAAGCTGAGATTGATATTGCATGTTAGCGGATTGAAACTGGCTTTGCCGCACTGCGCCAAATGCACTTGTCAAAGCCCCCGCACCGGCAAAGACTGTACCAAGTGACGGGGCGGCCGCTGTTATTGCTGATAAAGAAGGTAACGACGCTGTTATTGTTGATAAAGAAGGTAACGCCGCTGCTATTGCTGGAAAGCACATATCATTATCCCGAATGCGTAATAATGCGAGTTACGATGGCCGTCAGTTCAAACGGCAATGGCTGGGCTTGGCGTACAATCACCTGGCCTTCCGTTTCCCATGAACCGTGGAACTGAACAGTTTTGTCACCGCTAAATAACGGTGGCGACATATCCATTGGTGTTGAACCTGCGCGAAACTGCACATCGTCAAACGACCCGCCGACCGGCGAATACTCCGCGCCCAACGTGTCAAGAAATCTAAACGTTATTTCAAAAACGCGTTTTGTACGGCCTTGCGCGGAACCATCGTCGCCGCCCTGTTCCGGTCGCAAAGTTTTAATTGTTGATGTGTACGGCAAGCCGACAGTTGCTTTTGTAACTGTTGGCGACAGTGACGACACGCTGCCAGAGGTTACAGTTTGGTTGGCGTATACTGAACCGTCGCCCAGTATGGTGGCCGTTTCACCGGTCAGATGATCCAACCCACTTAGCGACGCCGTGGCGGTGCTGTCATACGTAAGCGCGGAGTCGGCAAAAATTGACGTGACCTTATCGCTGCCGCGTGTTGTATCAAACTTCGTTGACATAACTTCGACATAGCGCCGCGTTGTGCCGTCCACAGTGCGTTTTATCGACAGCCACAGTTCATCTTCGTTCGTACCGGGTATGACAATTGCGGACTCACAAACTGAATCCTGTCGCAATTGCTGGGTAGACGCCGACGAAGCATCTGCCAGCGTTATCGTTGCCGATACCAACGCTTGCGGTTTAGTCGCCGCAAGTTTGATCGTGTTAGAATCTACAACAAGGACAAAGTATTCAGTGCCATCAACTAACCCGCCGACAACTTCACCACCTACCGCGTCGTATGTCACGGCGTCGCCTGTCGCATACCCGTGACTTGATATTGTTATCTGGTTACTGCCAACGCTTGATGCGGAGTTAAAACTTTTAGAATTGTTGCCGCCAAAAACGTGTTCGTGCCAAGCCACCACTTCCTGATCGCGCATGTACGTCAGACCGGCTAACCGGCCATCATCTCGCACAACCCAAACTACGCTGTCCGGCTCCTGCTGAAACGCCATTTCAACAAAGCCGTTGCCGCTTACGTCTTCAGCAAGAACCGTAAGATCAGGAGATACAAAACTATCAGAAGCAAAATCGAAACTCAGTTCGCGTAACTTGCGTTGGTGGTACTGAATAAACAGCACACGGTTATCAATCCGAACGGGACGTGTGGAATGCACGCCGCGTGTGCCCTGTCTGACAACGCGAACGTTTGAAGGCGTTACTGCGTCCTGCTGCGTTGTCGATGATAGGGTAAACTCGCCACCAGCAGTTCCAACAGCAAGCACCTGTCCAGGCGATAGCCACCTGATACTGTTAACTTCGTCCGTCGCAATCGTGTTTGTGATAGCGCCGGTATCCAGCGCGCTCGGCGTAAAGTTTTCAAAGTCACCGGATTGGCTGCCAAAGATTGTTTGCGGCTGGTCGGTTGTGCCGGCGAAAAACAGGCGTTGTTCAAAAAACGCAACCGCAGACGGGTAGCCAGTTGTTCCGCTAAACGCGCCCAACCGCCAATCGGTCTCCGCCGTCGTACCGCCAAAGGCTTTGTTTACTGTAGCGTCAACGTTTGTGGTGCTGTTGATATCAGTGATCGTAGCGTTGCCATATACAACGCCGCCGTCGTCCAGAAACTTCCACGTTGCGCCATTGTCAACGATGTTGTCGCCTTCACCACTTGGCCCACCGGACCCCGCAGACGTACCAGCCTTGATGCATTCGTATACGTTGCCGCTGTTCCGTCTGACATTGCCGACTGAATATGCCGTACCCGACGCCCATGCAGTTGCATGGTGGCCAATCCGAACCATGCGCCCAATGTCAGAAGATATAAAACCACTACCTCCGTTAATACCGGTTACGGCAGACGCGGCAATTGTGATGCTGCCTGTCGCACCGCTGGGCGTCAGCGTCGTTGTGGT